ATAGCAGCACTAACCATCTTCTTATTAGCTACGATATCTGCACCAAAAATAGGCAAATCAAACTCAGGATCTGGATACCATATGCAATGCAAGATATCTAGTGGTCCTAGACTAGCGATTTCCATATGCACTTTGCGTAGTCCAGTGCAAATGTACATATCATTTTCAATGGTTAGGTTGCCATCTTCAGTTTCTTTAAAGACCTTTCTAAACTCATCATCAACGTCAAGTTTCTCTACATTTGGTAAAGTTTTTTGGTGTTTACGAATAATTCTTGCGAGATCATCAATTATCTTTCGTCCCATGGGTCAGGTATCTCAATCGAAGTGCTTGTAGTTTCCACGCCTGTGCCAGACTCCTCGGTCCCTCGCTCAACAATGTTATTTCTGATGATGAGAGTGTCAAGGTGGGGCACTTCAGAAGGTCTAACCTCCATTGTGGTATTTCTTGTGATGTCATGTTCTTTATCCCATAATTCATGTATCTTTTCAACTTCCATGTCAACAGTTGCCATGGTTTGTTTTAGTTTACCTTCCCAATACCAGAGTTCGACATAGGAAAACAGATGCATAAGGATAACATCAAAGGGTGGTTTTTGTTTTTTGATCCACCCTTTGATCTTTTGTATTGTAGTTCGTTCACCACCCCAGTGGTGTTCAAACTTAAAGCTGAAATCCTGCGAAGGTGTCTTTTTTGACATCCTGTTTGATACTCCCGATTAGGTAGGACTCAACCTCTGTCTCTTGTGGAGCAACTTGCATACCCTTAGAGGATAACCAGTGCTGCGTCCAAGGCAGTGGATTGTTGCTGATAGGAGTGTCAAAGATTGCCTTGAGTCCGATAGACTTCAGACGACGATTGGCAGTCCATTCAACATACTTCTGTAGTAATTTATCATTCAAACCAATGATAGACCCGTCCTTGAACAAATACTCTGCCCAAGTCTTCTCTTCTTCTACACACTCACGGAACATCTTATAGACATTCTCCTCTTCTTCCTTAGCAATCTGAACCATGTCAGGATCATCTCCTTTGACCCAGTTGTTGAGGATATTTTGAGTGACTGTCATATGTTGTGACTCGTCTCTGGCGATGAGTCCAATAATTTTAGCACTTCCTTCGAGGAGTTTGAGTTCTCCAAATGCAAAAGAGCAAGCAAACGAAACATAAAATCTAATTCCTTCCAGAATATAGACGTTAGCTACTGCTCGATATAGTTTTCTCTTGAGATCTTTCAGTTCCCACTCTGCTGTTGGTGATGACTTCCAATCCTCCTTCCACATATTTCCCTGTCCCCAGGTTTGTGCGAGATTAATAAAATCATCATATGCACGAGTCACAGATTGTGCTCGTGAGAGGATCTTCTCGTCGTCTAGAATGTGGTCAAAGACAACAGAGGGATCTGGGTATACATTTTTGATGATATGGGTGTAGGAGCGACTGTGGATCATCTCCATAGTCTGCCAGATATTCATACACCCCTCAAGTTCAGGTAGTGAACAGTATGGCATAAAAGCCATCCCAGGACCACGCCCTTGTACAGAATCCAAGAGGATCTGGTACTTAAGATTCGAGGTGAAGATGTGTTTCTGTGCATCATTTAGAGTTTGGTAGTCAGCACGATCTTTCTGTAGAGAGACCTCTTCAGGTCTCCAGAAAAATCCAAGTTGTGTTTGAGTCAACTTGTCAAAGATTGGGTACTTAAACTTGTCATATCTCTGGACACCAAGAGGTTGTCCAAAGAACATCTTCTGTTTTGTTGTATCTACTTGGTCGGTATTGAATACCGTCATGCGATCTACACTAGTCATTGGTTCACTAACTCTAAATTTTGCAGCTGTCACAGTCTTCCTCCTCCGTTTCAAAAATGTCTGATAGTAAGTCTTCGATTGATGCCTTCTTCTCTTCAGTTAGTTCAGGTTCTTCTCCTTTTTGATCGTATGTGTTTTGGTAGTAGGAAGTCTTCCATCCATACTTATATGTTTTAAGGAAGTCACCTGCCATTACAGACACAGGAACTTCATTATTGTCATAATTTTGCGGATTGTAACTCCAGTTGCCAGAGATAGCTTGATCAAAGAATTTCTGCATTGCTGCAACTACTTTGATATAACCATCGTTATCCTTCATGTCCCAAAGAAGAGTGTAGTTAGTCTTGAGACTATTGAACTGAGGAACGATCTGTTTGAGCGGTCCCTTTTTGCTTTTTTTAGTGGACAGAAAGGCTCTAGGTGGTTCGATTCCATTTGTTGCGTTTGACACAACGGAACTGCTCTCCGATGGCATCTGAGCGGACAGTGTTGAGTGCCTAAGACCGTGGGTGGTGATAGATGTCCTAAGAGATTCCCAATCATGATTCAGTTCTGCTCCACAGAATTCGTCAATGTCACGCTTGTAAGTGTCGATAGGGAGGATACCCTCTGCATACTTGGTGCGATTGAAATATTCGCACTGCCCTTTTTCTTTTGCGATTTCGTTACTGGACTTGAGTAGATAGAACTGGAAAGACTCAGACAAGTCGTGGACTGCTTTCCATGCTGCGGGATCTTCATATTTGTATCCATGCTTTGCTAGGTAATGTGCTAGTCCGATGTATCCAATACCAAGAGAACGACGAGCAAGAGTGCTCTTTTCTGCTGCAGAAACAGGATAGTTCTGGTAATCAATAAGTTCCTCTAGACCACGGACTGCTAGGTCACAGAGATTTTCAAGATCATCTAACTTATTGATCTTACCAACATTGATAGCAGAAAGAATGCACAAAGCAATCTCACCTCTACCATCAATGTGTTGAAGTGGTGTTGTAGGCAGAGTAATCTCTTGACAGAGGTTACTCATATTTACTTTATCCAGGAAAGAAGAATGATTATTGCAATGGTCGATGTTCATAATGTACAAACGACCAGTCTCTGCTCTCTCTTTCAAGAGATCGAGAAGAAGGTCTTGAGCGCCGATAGTTTTTCTCGGAATAGATCCATCAAGTTCATAGCTTTGATAGAGATCATCAAAAGCATCAGTGCCAAAAGCATCGTAAAGACCTGGGACATCGTGAGGTGAGAATAGACTGATGTCTCCATTGGTAATGAATCTCTCGTAGAAGAGTTTGGAGATTTGGATGGAGTAGTCAAGTTTTCTAACACGATTGTCTTCTGTTCCTTTGTTGTTCTTTAATACGAGAATATCTTCTATTTCTTGGTGCCAGATAGGAAAGTGAACTGTAGCAGAACCACCTCTGATGCCGTTTTGTGTGCAGCATCTGACAGTTGCTTCAAACTTTTTAAGGAAGGGGACAACGCCTGTGTGTTGTACCTCTCCCCTCTGATTTTAGCGTTGATCCCACGGATTCTGCCAGCGTTAATGCCGATACCAGCCCTCTGTGCGACATACCTGCCAATAGCCATATCGCTGCTAAAGATACTATCGAGGGTGTCATCAACATCAACGAGAACACAAGATGCAAATTGACGCAAGGGTGTTCTGACCCCGCCCATGATTGGCGTTGGGATGTTGATTTTGTGTTTGGAGATTGCATTGTAGTAGCGCCTGACATATTCCAGACGATTGTCTGTATAGTTTTGGAACAGTGTCACAGCAATCATCATGTACATGTACTGGGGTGTCTCATACACCGTGCCAGAACTACGATCCTGAACAAGATATTTATCTACTACCTGACGTAAACCAGCATAGGTGAATAACATATCACGTTCATGATCAATCCATGAATTGATTTTGTCCCACTCTTCCCTGCTGTATTTACCAAGAATGTCATCATCATATACACCTTTGTTAGTGCAGTGTAACGCATGGTCATAAACACTAGGAAGACCACGGACCCATTCAGATCCAAACACTTGCTTATAAACTCCATATAGGAGAAGACGAGCAGCAACAAACTGATAGTTAGGTGCCTCTAAACTAATAAGATCACTAGCAGAACGCACAAGAATTTCTTGAATATCTTTTGTCTCGATGCCGTCAAAGAATTGGAGACCTGAATTCATCTCCACCTGAGAGGCACTCACACCGCTCCCCAGACCTTCGCAAGCTTCTTCTACTACCTTATGAATCTTATCAAGGTTCAGAGGGGTCTCAGACCCGTCTCGCTTGCGAACTTTAATTCCATGCCCGTTTGTCATACTTTTTTCCAATCGTTAAATTTAAGGGTTGCGGTTAGTCCCCGATAGATGTTTGATTCTACCAGAGTTTGAACATCATGTCCAGCAAGATGCATGTCGTTGATGTCTTTCTGTTGTATATTTTTTGGCCAGATGACTACCTTATCTCCTCGGTCAATGACTTTGGAGATTCTGGCGACGATTTCTCGGTTACGTGGTTCGTTATCAAAAATCCAAATATGATCGCTCCAACCAAACGTCCGAATATCAGCATCGGACCCAGCCATAGCAACCGAGTTTTTAATGAACGTCGAGTCGAAGGGTCCTTCGACAATATAAATGGTTTCATCTGTGTTTACTCTGTCCAAACCAAAGATCTTAGGTTGATCTTCGTCAAGCATGATCGTGATGTATCTTAGTTTTGCCTTAGGGGCGAGCGATCTGCCTTGGTAACCGAAGAGGTTTCCTGCTTTATCTTTGAATGGGATAATAATACGAGGACTATCTTGTCTCAGGGTATCGAATGTCTTCTTTTGTTTGTTTGTCCACTCTTTAAATTTGGGACAGTAGTAGAAGTAATCGAGGTCTTCGATGCCGCGTTGCTCAAGATAAACTCGTGCTGGGTGAGAATTATTTAGCGAAGAAATCTTCTCCAAATTGGTATCTCTTTTAACAAATTTTGGTTCCGAAAAATTAAATTTCGGACTGGGTGTAGCAGTCCCCTTGCCAGTGCTACCTTCCTTAAATTTCTCCATGATATATTGATCATAGAGATGTGTATCTTGATCTTTTAAAAAGTTGGCAAGAGATCTACCTACGCCACAATTGTGACATTTGTAAGTAAAATTGTTTTTGATCTTAAACAAATATCCCCTCGCCTTATTACGTCTCTTCTGAGAATCACCGCAATAAGGACACCTGAAATTATACAGATCTGCCTTCTTGCGTGAGAAGAGGTTAAGACGAGGGGATATTAAATTGATATACTTAACGTCAAGATAACTCACTAAGGACCACAGGCATTTCTACTGCGTCCATACTAGCAGCAGACACCTTAGGTGTCAAGGTCCTGTAGATAGGGAATGCAACCTGTGCTACCACAGTAAGAGTAGCTAGTACAGCACCTGCACCAACCACAAACCTTTGGTTTGCATCTACTTTCTTTTGAATCCTGTCAATTCTTTCGTGAATAATCTGATGATTTTTCTCTTCAGTTTGTTTTAATTCATCAATCATCTTGATGATGAGATTATCTGTTCGCTCGCTCTCATCCAAGCGACTTTCGTGGCGCTCTAGGATAATAGCAATCTTGTTACTATTCTCCGAGATGGTCCCGACTGCTTTTTCAAGCTTGTCGAGCATCTGTTGTGATAGGTCTTCATAAATGTTGAGTTTGCTTTCAAGGACCGCTAATTTACCCAGACCAAATGCCACAAGTATTCTCCATTAAACGTTACGAACGGCGAAGTCAAGTGCCGATTGATAAGAAGCAGCATCCTTATTAAGCATATACTGGAACTGCTGTTTGTGTGTATCATCCAACTGAGCATAGCAAGCAGCAATACGCTTTGCTGAAAAGTTGTCCAGGTTCTGTACTGATCCATCGCTAAATTGAACCTTGGCGAACGTACCTTCACCCTGTGGATTAAGTTCCGATGTTGCAACATCCAATGCAACTTGGATCACATCTTGATTTTCAGTCATAATTTCAGTAGTCACTTCAGTTTCCTCTCTTTTGAGTTTCTTTGTTTGATCAGATGCCTTCTTTTTAAAGTCGGCAAGTCTTGCTTTCATCAACGTATCCATTTCTTTGGTTTTACGTTGCATTTTTTCTTTCGCTTCACCACGCTTCTTCTGTAGTTCCTTCTGACGATTCAGTTTCTTCTGCTGACCGATAGATTTTTGAGCTCTCTCAGTCTCGGAAGATACTACTTCTACAATAGGGGTTTCGACTTGTTCTTTCATTTTTCTACGTTGAATACGGGAGAAGAGATCTTTTGCACCTTTAGAACGACCGTCCACTTTCTCATTATTTTTCTTATACTTACGATGCTGTCTAGGATTTACCATGACGAAAGCGGGTGGTAACTGGAGACCAGAACCATCGCCAGCAGAATTGATCATTTCATTTAGATTAGGTTCAGTTCTTTCAGACATTCCTCGTCAACATCCTCGTTAAGTTTAGGTGGTAATCTATTTAGAAACAACATAAACGCCTTAATTGTAGACCAATATGTCGCTTCTACTCTATAAAATAGCAGCGGTGTTGCTGCGTCATCAAATACATTATACAATACAATCACATGATTTAGAATCAGGTGAGTTTTGAGTTCTCCCGTTGTCTCGTACCTTTTCAGTAGTCTTTTGATGTACTTGAATCTCTTCAGGTCTTCCTCAAAATCTGAGTAAGTTACGGACAACGGGTTGTTATAATTTTGAATTGCAAAGAATAACCAGTTTTCGTGGTTCAGTTCACGTATATTCATTCAAATTATGAAGTAGTTACAACAGCGGTAGCGGAGATGACTTCTTTAGCACCATTGCTGCTGTTGAGTTTAACACGGTAGGAACCAGCGTCAGTTGCTGCATATGTAGCAACAGTAAATGTTGCTGCTGTAGCACCAGAGACATTAGACCATCTGTTGCCAGACTTCTTCTGCCACTGATAAGTAAGAACGCCTGCGCCACCAGTAGAAGCAGCTGCTGCGACGGTAAGATCAAGTTGAGCACCAACTGCAACAGCAGTATCTGCTGGTTGTGTGCTGATTGTGATCGTGATCGCTGCGTCTGCTGCCTGAGCATCGTCTGCCTGAGTCTCGTTAGCGTTGGTGTCACCACCAGCAATGAAAACTAGTTGCTCTGCCTTATGACGAGTAGCACCTGAGCTATCAGTATAGCTGAAATATGACCACCAACCAGGAGCGTTTAGACCACGCTCTTTGTTTGCTTCTAGTGCTGCCTCAGTTTCATCGATATAAAGGACAGTTTTTGACTGACTTGACGCACCAATGCCCACACCAGCTTTGGTTTTGTTTGCATTGCTGTCAGTTCTTCCGTAAAGGGACATTGACTTGTACTCCGATATTACTATTATCTACCATTTATTTATAAAAAAGGGGGATTGCTCCCCCCAAGATATCACTCTTCTCTTGCTTTGATAGCAGCGGTGACAGTAGCTAATAGTTGATCGTCCATTTCGGTCTTGGTCAGTTTAACTGCCTTGCCGAGGATTAATAAGCAAATTTCAATCAGTTTCTCACCAAGTTCCTCGTTATCAGGAATCTTTGCGACTGCATCAGAAATTACTTTTGTTGCTAGGGGTAGTAAAAAGGAAAGCATAATCTTAGATCATAGTGCAATTCCTATTTATTTCTCCCACTCATCTAAAATGTCCGTCAACTTAGACATGAACTGTTTGAAAGTTAGCAACGTGCCAGAACGATAGTCACGGCGTGCCTTTTGAACACCAGCCTCGAATGACTCTTTCTTAACTTTCTTTTCTGGAAGACCTTTGTGTTTGGTTGATGCAAAATCTTTTACATCACCTTTCTTCATACTGGCAGCAACTTTGGCAACCTCAGGCGATGACGCTCCCTCACCTTTCTGAGCAGCTCTGACCATACCCATGAATTTTTGCTGCTTTTTAGAGACTGCTTTCTCCTTAAGAATATCTGGATGTGGTGCATACAAAGGACCTTGGTAGTTACCAGCGAATACAGACTCATTAGTTGCCCTGGTGGTCATACCCTTTTGACCGTCAGGAATGTTAGGCATTACCTCAACATTCCCTTTCTTCTTAGATTTGACCTTCCTTTCTTTTTTATCGCAACCGCACTCCTCACGGAACTTATCGAAGGACTTCATTTTTTCTTCTTTGTCATACCGATGATCTTGGATACCTTCTTACGACGTGCAATTAGATACTTATCAGAAGCATCATGATCACCATCGTTATCGATATCCTTATCTTCCTTACCAACTGGGTCAAGTTTCTTCTCAGTTAGTTCAACTTCTTCTTTTTTAGCAGTGCGTGCTGCTTTCTTGAAAGCATCTTTTGCAGGATAGTCTTCACTGCCTGGTTTTGCAGGTGCTTCACCACGCTTTCTCTTTGCATGGATATTTGCATAGAGACCACGCTTTGCTTCCTCTAGTTCTTCACCCTCGTGGGTTACTTCGTCACCAGCTTTGACACAGTTAGGAACTACTTTACCACCCTTCTTCTTAGTTCCCTTTGCTTTATATCCTTTCCAGCAAGTAGAAGCACCAACATTATCTCTTGCTTGTGCCATACTACCTTCCATCTGGATCAATTCAAGAACATGAATCTCTCCATCAATCTCAAACTCTTCACGCTTGAGGATGTTTGGACACTCGTCAGTGGGGTGAGCACCACCACACTTTTCGCAAACCTCAACCTCTTCCTTAGTAGCAAGTTGTGCTTTAGCAGATGGTTTCTTTACTTCTTTCTTCTTGATAGAAGTCTGTTCGATTTCAGCACCATTAGACTGTGGATCCATGCCATCAAATGGTGCCTCATGAAGGTCAGGCATTTGAGTGTTCTGGAAGCAATCGCCACCCATCCACTTACCATAAGATTCCATCAAACCAGATGAAAACTCATCGCTGTGCTGTACTTTATTAATTGGATCTGGTTTTTTCATTTCTTAAAGGGAGGTTCTTCTCGTATTATTTATAGATCTAATGTTCTTAATCCACTCACGGAACATATTTCCATCTTCGGAAATAACAATGGCATAGTTGCCACCGACTCTATGAATGTGTCCTCTGTCTCCTGTGCGAGCAGACATTACAATATCACCTTCTTTGAAGACTTCTTCATGTCGCTGTTGCTGTCGAAGTGCTTCTTCTCGTAGTTTCTTAAAATCTTTCATTTAAAATTAGCTGGCAAGTTTGCTGCAATTTCTGCCATGAGTGCAGCACAATCTTGATCACGTAATGCTCCAGGAATACCAGAACGAAATGTTTTAAAGTCACCAGCGTGTGCTGCACGACGCATCTTCGTTCCTGAAATGGCAAAAGTATCACCGTCAGCATCTCTACTTCCAGAAGATTTAATATCAATCTTTCTGAAAGAAAAATCTTTTCCGTTGTATTTATGGAGGAACTGCATAGCAGAAACTCTGTCAGAACCTACAAGGAATACAACCTCATTATATCCATCCATCATTATATGCTGAAGAATTTCAACAGGTTGTCTAGGTCCAGAATATATTTTACCACGATGTTCTGGAAACATCTTATTCATATAATACAACTTCCTATCAGGTAAGAGAGGATTGCTACCTTTCTTATCTACAGTCTGAGAAATATAAATTCTATAGTCATGCTGACCAGCAGCACGCTTCACTCCATCAAAGTTCTGCTTGTGTCCTGTAGTTGGTGGTTGAAATCTACCAAAAGTAAAGTAACAAGTATTACAATTTAACGCCATTGCTTCTGAAGAGTGAAGTTGTTGTATGCAAACTCAAGACGATTAACAAACTTGATCATGCTTCCATCTTTATGAAGAACATAACCTTCAGGAGTTGTGACCTTATATCCTTTGTCTGTCTGAACAAATGTCCTGAATTCTTCCAGATGATCTAGTTTATCTATAACCATTTGCTTCACTTTCTGCAACTCTTTATACAGTGCCAGCATAGCTTTAAACTTATAGACATTATCCACAACATAATTCTGACTACCATATACAAGGTTTCTTTTCTTAGTCAGGTTTGCTACTGTCTTAATCTTTGCAAGTTCTTTATTTGTTTTCTCTTCATAGAAATTCAGCATGTCATACATTGCTTCATCTATGTTTCCAATATTACGAGCGTTCTTAATCTCATTGTTAAAGAACTGCTTTAGATATGATGCAATATGAAACTTAGCATCACCAGTAGTTCCTGTTTTAGTAACCAACTCATCCAGGAAATCACCACAGATCTGACACATACGTTCTATCTTAGAGATGTGCCTATCAAATGCACTCATCTCTGCGCGAGAGAAACCAACACGGTGCATTGGTGTATCATTTTCAACTACAAGAGCTTCATCAGATCCTTTTACCTTGGCACCTGCTCTTGCTTGCATCTCAGCGATTACATCACCAGTGTAATGTGTATGAAATACCACACCAATCTTCGCT